GGATATATTGCTGGTAACTATACTACTGGTTTCCTTAGCTTGGTCTACCATTTTACCTCGTGCAATGCCTCTACTCTCTGCAAACTTTCTATCGCCAGCAAGTCTTACTTCAACCTCGCCTTTGCCTTCTGCTTTAGCTTCAGCAATTGATTTTTGATTTTCAAAGTTAGCTTCAGTGGCATCTCTAACAAATTTAATTGCCTGTTCGCCTGATAAAGTTCTATTATCTGCCGTTCTGACTTCTACCCTGCCATCTTTATATTTAATCATAACGCCAGACAGATCTGGTAAATCTGTTGCAGATTGCACATTGGCATTTCCAACTAATCCAGCCTTAAATATTTCTAGCTCTTTCTTTCTTTCAAATAGTTTATCTTGACCTTTTTCTTGCAATAATAATTTCATTGCATCTGTATAAGTCAACGAACCAGACGCCACAGCATCAGCTAGATCGTTTCTATTAACACTTCTAAAGTATTCAACTGTTTTATTTTTAGCTCCAGATTTTAACCTTTGCGCCCCACGCTCTCTAATGGCGTCGCCACCTCTCAACGATGGTAAAATTAACGGATCTAAACTTGCCGCCAAATTTTCAAACCCAGATAAACCTGATCCACTAGATCTTTGATTAAACTTGTCAAATAACCCAGCCATGCCAGTTCTTGGTTGTGCTTGGGCTTGCATCTGCATTTGCTGTTGCATCTGTGGATTAACTTGATCTTGCTTTAACATTGGATACTTCTGCTCCATTGTTAATTGTTGCAGTGTCTTATTTGGAAATCCGATCATTATCTCATACCTCCGATTACATTAGCTCCGAGCTGTAAGTAGTTGAAAAGGCCAGGATTCATGCTGTCTGTTGTGCTGGATTGGTTAGGTGTTGAGCCTAGTGCCGCCAGTGGCGCAGATAGTGCCTGCATTGGTGATCCAGTGTATCCTTGATATTGAGCTTTAGCCGCATCAATAAGTGCCTGTTGCATTCCCTGTTGTAGAATACCTTGTTGCGCTTGTTGATTTTGGATTGATTGACCAGTGTTAAATGCCTGCTGACCTAATGCACCCATTTGATTTGCCGCGCCTAATCTTGCGCCTTGATTTGACATTTGATTAGCAATGTTTTGCTGTTGGGCTGACATCAAGTTATTAGATAGATATTGATTAGCACCAGTTTGAGCCGCCGCATTTTGTGCGTTGATATTTTGCATTCTAGCAATATTCGCCGCTTGAGCCGCCTGAGCTGATCCTGCACCATACTGATCTGCCGCCGTTTGTTGTCCAATATCAAACTGTCTATTTTGCAATGCCTGATTGAAGCCCTGCTGTCTTAGTCCAGCAACTGAATTTAATGCCTGATCTGCAAAGTTTTTGCGTGTCTCAGCTTCAGCTATGCCATGTCGAGATCCGCCAAATGCATTGGCTTGTGTCGCCTGAGCGCCCATTTGATTGAGTGACATTTCCTGAGCGCTACCAATATCTCGCAATGTATTCTGGACAACTTGATCTTCATATGGATTTTCGTATGCAGATAAATCAGATCCTGCAAGTTGCCCTGCGTTGTATCCAAAGCCCTGCTGATTACCCACAGATGACTGCATAGTTGGATTGTATCCAGTTGCCTGTATCTGCGCTGGGCTGTAGCCCATTGCCTGTTGCGTGCCTTGCATCGCCTGTTGCAATCCGCCAGCCGCCGCTTGGTTAACATTAAAGTTACCTTGTGGCGCTATTGGGTTTGGGCTTTGCATCGGAGCTACTGCTGTGCTTGTACCCCTTAAAGGGGTTTGCATTGCGCCACCCATCGGTCTTACTTGTCCACCACCAGCCATATTAAGCCTCTTTTCTTTTAAAATTTGTCATCTTATTCATCCCAGCCCTTCATCGCCGCCACTTTTCCTTGAGCTGGCGTATAAGGTTTTGCCCTTTTACCTCGCTCTGGAGGCGGTGGAGAAGACATCGCCGCTTGAGCCGCCGCAACTGCCGCCGCCTGACGCTTTGCTTCTGCCGCTTGAGCCGCGATTATTCCAGCTTTTGCCTTTTCTGTTTCTGCAAGTTTTTTATTGTATGCAGTTTGGAAATCAACACCTTTTCCAAAGTCTAACGCACTAACAACTTCCGCACCCATATTGGCGAGTGTACTTGGTATACCTGTCAGATTTGATATATTGCCTTTTATTAAAGAGCCGCCGTAAGAACCGCCAACATTGTCGGGACGTGGTAATAAATTTCCGCTTTCATCTTGATATAGACCTTGCAGGAAACGACCATTTGATGGGTTGTCAAAACTTGTTGGCATAATATTTGTAATGTTTTTTACGCCATCCATCATGCCCATATTCGCGACGCCCATCATATTCATGGCTATATCTTCCTGAGCAATTCTTTGATCTTGAGATAAATTATTCATTTGCTCTGGCGTCATTGTATTTCCGATAGTGTCTCTTCTCGGATTGTAGTTGTTTGGAGATATAACGTCAGCTAAATCTTGCATTTCTTGCACGCCTAGCTTTGCCCCAAATGAGTTATTCTTGGACATTTCATCTAATAAGCGCTGATAATTATCATCACTGCGAGATTGTCTTCTCATGTCCAACATATCTTGTACGGCTGGATCAACTGCGCCTATGCCACCCAAATCACCTGACGCAGTTGGTTGTGTTGACATAATTGGAGATCCATTTGCATCATAACCAATTACAACATTTGCAAAGCCGCCATTTGGATTGTTATAATATGAGCTGTTTGACCCATAGTCAGTAGTGTTTGGCCTAAAACTTGGGTTTTGCCCCTGCATCTCCATAGCAACGCCACTCGCTGGGCTTGCCGTGTAAGCGCCACTTGGATCAAATCCAGTGTTAGGATTTACAAAGAAACTATCTAATAGGGCTTTTTGATTTGGCCTAAAGTAACCTAATGTATCAACTGCATCTTGAAACATTGGCGCTGATGAGTAACCTGTAACACCATTTGCGTAAGTTTGTGGCGCACCCATGTTGCCCATAATATCCGTACCACTTGTTGGTGTAGCCATACCAAATGCACTAGCACTATCTGCCGTATTTTGAAATGATGCCTGTTGCATTGGATTAAAAGCCGCAACGTCTGCGCCGTAATATGGCGTGTAACCAACTTGAGATATTGAGTCTGCTTTTGCTAAATTAGCTCTTGCCGCATTTTCAATATATGCTGGTACTGTTACCTCTGATGTGGTTGAACCACCTTTGCCGCCTGACATTATGTTAACTCCTTAATATACGACGAATGAAGCTGATCCCAGCCATGATCCGATAGTGGTTTTTTCCATCCAGCGCGACCTGTCATTGTTAACGCTGAACACCCTTGAGCCTTTGCCCAGTTTATTACGTCAGTGTGCATATCCATTATTTGATCCAGTTCGCCGCCGCCAAGAAATATATTTAATTGCTTCAATTTAGGATATACCACAATTTCAGACACTATGCACCCCCTTGGCGTAGGCCAAATTTGCATTGTGCCTGACTTAATACCTTCTACTACATGAATAAAATCGTGAGTGCCGCCAGAATACTCCAAAGCGGCCTCAATCCATTCCCTGCAATTTTCAATTATTTCATCCATGTGTCCTCGTTATAGATAGTGTAGAGGCTGGTAAAGCTGGCACTGATCCAGACGCCGCAGTGTAATTTAAAAAGCCATTTGTGTTATCCATCATGTAATTTACTTCAAGATAATCTCCAGCCGCCAATGTGAATATTTGCGTTCGGCTTGTGACCATTGTGGCATTATTTTGGTGCATTGCAGTGGTCATAGCGCTGTTTGCTACGGCAGTGCCATTGACGCTAGGCCAAAAATAGAAATGCACTGTGCTTGAGCTTATCGATGATATTTGTGCAGAAAACGATACAACATATTCGCCAGCTTCCTCAAACACAATTCTACTCGTCGGCGTGCCTTGCGTAATTCTTGAATTGCCAGATGGCGCGTCATAGGTCAGCTTGTATGCCGTATTTGCTAGAGCTGGTGTAACATCTGATGTTTTAATAAAATTAGCGTGTCCACCCTCAACAACAATTTGACGAAATTCTCCACCTTTTGATACGACAGGATATTTATAAATCCTATTCCACATAAGAGTTGCGTCATCTGCCGCATTCTCTCCACCATTTTGTTGAACCAATGCAGATCTAGTTTGTGATAAATGTTGGACAAGCCTGCGACCCCATGTGCGCCAATCATTGCCAATAACGTCTGGAGCTTTTTGTGGCTGTTCGCTCATCTCGCCCCACCAGATGTAACATTAAGTCTATTTATGCCAACACGCCAATCTGTTAAATTAGCCGCCTCAATTCTTAATTTAACTTGCCTGCCTGTAAATCTTAATGAAGTTGGATTAGACATGGAGAACGCCCCATATGATCTTTCAGTGCCATTCGGATAAAACTTTGTCTTAAATGTAACTGTCACGTCGCCTTGCGTCTTCTCGTCTGGGATCATTTCTGTAACTGACATTACATTATCACCAGTGCCTAGTGCGATTGATCCGCTTTCAGCAAATGGTGTAAGCGTGTCATAATTGAAGCCAACCTCATGCTCGTATAACTTGTTGTTTTCTGCGCTTGCCCATATTGGCTGTCGGTATGTACCCATATCAAATCCAGCAGTTCTGCCTAGCTCGCCAATATACCAAGTATTCTCAACATAATTATAAACGCAATATCTGTCATTTTCTGTAGATGACCCAGATGGATAGAACCAGAATATCTCGCCGTAAGTGCTGTTTGTTACTGCAAAAGTTTTTGATATTTGTGCGCGATTTATATCAGAGAATACATAATCTGATATTTCGCTTTCTATCTGCTGTACTGCTCCGCCTGCATAAGCATAGAATGAGTGATTGCCCATCCAGAATGCACCCTTGTCAACTGATGCTATAGCTTTGTTTGCTATTAGGCCACAACTCGCTCCGACACGCTCGATGCCGTAAACATATGGCGCTCCAATGTAAGTTGCGGCGTGTGCGTCCATGCTTGTCAGTATTAGCGTTTGACCTTGCACACGAATGCCAGCCATAATTCTGCCACTTGTGTTAAGCTCTAAATCACCAGCTTCATTTGTTGCGGCTGGCGTCCATGTGGAGCTATCTTCCCTATCACACCATTGCACCTTACGTTGATTTCCGCCTGCGCCTAATGCGAACAAAAATCTTTCTTCAGTTACGACAATGCTTTCATTATTTGTTGGTGCATTTGATAATACTGCGGCTGGTGTAGAATTATTTATTTGCCACTCATAAATTTTTCCATCATCTTCATTACACGCTACAAGGTATTCACCCCATGTATCTAATGACCAAGTTGTTGCAGGCTGTATTCGCGCTGTATCTGGGCGAGCTACGCCGTAGGCATACTGCCCAAAATAACTACCCCCATATCCTGTAAATGCCTCGGCGTCCTCACGTCCATTAGCTATACCAGTTGGCGTTATGTCGTGTCGCACGCCTTGGGATGTCCAGCTATAAAGTTTATTATATGTTCCACCAACAATGTAGCGATCTTGATCATTTGCGATCCAAGTAATTAATCCACGAATTTTAGCATTAGCCGCCGTATCTGATCTAGTACGCCAGCCGCCCATCGGACGCATTGTGCCATCAACCCAGCGAATTAAATTGGCGTCACGCCATCGCCCAGATGCTTGTAACTCAGTGCCATTTCGGTAAATGCCAGCAGGAATGTCTAATGGTATTAGCGGCATGTTTACCTCGTTCTATAAGTTGCTGTTACTATAGCATATTTTAGGCGCTTTGAACAATATCTAGTTATTTTCCTAACCGCCGCCACCCATCAGCTCAATAAGCTGATTTACTTGACTAGAATTAAGGTTGCCTAAAACCCAGTCATATGAAACTTGACCATCTTTTGGGGTTAAGTTTGGATCTATTATATCAAGTAATACTTTCTGCACATCTTCAATATGTAAAGAAAAAGTTACAATTTGTGAAATTTGTTCTGTCATTTTAAAAGCTCAATAATAATGTTGTTGAAAATCTACCAGCAATTAAACTGTTATCATTACCATTAGGAAATGAAGTCCAAGTGATGCTCTCATTGCCGTTACTTGGTCTAAAAACTGTACTTCCCGAATTGTTGCTAGGCTGGCTACCATCACTAGCGCCCCCTCTATCAACTTCAAAGGCATTAGTCATATTGCTAAAATAATTAGTAGGTGCGTTATTGTAGGAAGTGGAACTCCTTGCCCCATTATCGCAGACAAGAATATGAGGCTGACTAAGACTGCTATTATTTATAGTCCTAGTAATTGCGGCAGAGGTGGCCTCATTAGGCCAAGTATTATATGTGTTACTAGCACTTACGCCTGTTATTGCGCTACCATACCTAAAAACAGCTCCACTCATAATAGAATGACCGCCAATATTATATATATTATATAGCGGAATATTTGACCTTTGGCTTTGATGCGCCCCTCCAGTTATTACATTAATTGTGTTACTTTCATTACCAGTACATATACGATAGCAAATTGCATATGAGTTTCTAAACCCATAACCCGAAGAATCCCATACTGGACCATAATTATTATATATATTCGTCATATTTGAGTGAGGTTGCTGACCAACGTGTGCCTCTCCCCAACCAGCAACAACAAGAAGATCACCAGCTTGGGGCGTCCAACCACTAAATGTTAAACTTAAATCATAAGTAGTGCTACTATTGTTTACCTGAACATTTTGAAAGGCGTCTGAGTCAGCCGTGTATGTCTGCGTAGGCAATATTTGTGAAGATTTACCATACCCATCGGCCATTTCAATTTCACCAGATGAAATTTCAAACAGATCACGAACAGCAGTATCGCCTAAACCAATCTGAGCCGTACCACTATTTTCAAGCTCTACGTTAACGTCGTTAAGACTTATCTGCCCACTGGATGTTAATGCCATCTAAGTTACCTCGCTTTTAGTTCTTCGATTTCAGCTTTTAGTTCTTTGATTGCTTCAATCATTAATCCATGAAGTTGATCGTATTGCACTGTCTTGTATTCAGTCTTATCATCTTCACCCATCTTGAGGGGCAATGTTGTTTCTGATACTGCGCTTGGCATTACCTTCTCAACTTCTTGAGCAATAACACCAGCAGACTTTTTACCATCTGCAATATATTCAAATGTGTAACCGTTTAACTGACCCACTTTATCTAAAGCATTGTCAATCTTCACGATGTCTTTCTTAAGACGCTCATCTGAAGTAGTTGTAGAGTAAGCAACAACGTTACCATCAAC